CGATGCGATGCCCTACGAGGTCGCGTTTCAGGTGTTCGACGCTGCATACAACGGCGGCCTGCCTGCGCGCTGGCTGCAGCTGGCTGCGGGAGTTCCTGCGGATGGCAAGATCGGCCCGCAGACGCTCGCCGCGGTCAACGCCACTGATCCGGACAAGCTGGTGCTGCGCTTCGACGCGTACCGGCTGAAATACCTCGCAAACCTTACGGCGTGGCCGACCTTCGGGCGCGGCTGGGCCAACCGCATCGCCAACAACCTGCTGAGGGCGGCGTCATGAGTCTGACCGGCATCGGCGAGATTGCGAATCTCGCCAGCAACATCGCGAACAAGTTTTTTCCCGACAAGTCGCAGGAAGAGAAAGACGCGCTTGCGTTGCAGATCCAGCAGATGACGCTGGCCTCGCAGGAACGCATCGCGCAGATGGACGTGAACAAGGCGGAGGCCGCGAACGTCTCGATCTTCGTTGCTGGGTGGCGCCCTTTCATCGGCTGGGTATGCGGCAGCGCGTTCGCTTGGACGTTCATCCTTGCGCCGATGGTGACCTACGGCGCCGCGCTGGCTGGCCATCCGCTGTCGCTGCCTGCGCTCGACCTGTCACAGCTGTCGCCGGTCCTGATGGGGATGCTCGGCTTGGGCGCCATGCGTACGGTCGAGAAGGTCAACGGGATCAAGGCGGGGCACTGACATGCTTGGATACATGAGCGCAAACAAGGCTTCCGCAGAAGGGTTCACCCACCACGGAAAGTATTTCGGAATCCCGGTATGGCTCGGTGATATCGACAACCAGGATGGCGGCTTGATGGTGGCGACTAAATGGGCGCCCATGGAATTCCTGATGACTGCGGCCCATCACATCGAAGGGACGCTACGTCCATTGCTGTTCCCGCACTCGGAGCCGGCATTTCAGTTTCTTGTTGGCGCCGCGATTGGCTCCGATACGAAGGGTGGCTGACATGCGCCTCCTCCTGCTCGGCATCGCCGTCGCCCTGATCCTGGTCATCATCTGGCTGGTCGAGGAAATCCGCGCGGATCGCAGCTATCGCAGTGAGTATCGGCCCACGGTGCCGGGTCCGCAGGATCGGTTGCCGCCAGCATGAGCATGTCCGACCGCATTGACAACGACGCCCGCAACGTCATCACGGCACACGGGATGCTCGGCAACGTCTGCGCAGTGGTCTGGCGCGAGGACGGGCACGTTAAATCGCTGTCGATGCATGGCTGCGAAGAGGCTGTGGCGCTGATGCTCTACACCGCAGCGGATGCGCATGCGCATGCGGATCGCACCAAACCGAATATCAAGCTGGAGAACAAGCCATGAACATCATCGAAGCCATCGAAGCATGGTGGGCCGAACACGTCTCGCATGTTGGTAAGAGCAGTGCTGCGCAGCTGGTGGGCGATCTGGAATCGGCCAAGGGCAAGCTGTTGGATGCCGTGGGCGCTGCGCCACCTGCACCGCCTGCCATTCCCGTCCAGATCATCACGCCGGCCAAGGCTGACCCCGTAGCCGCCGCTGAGTAACACCAGAAGGCGCATCTACCCATGAGGCGATGCAGATGGATAGCAAACAAGTGGCGCCTACTGGCAAGCGCAAGCCGCCTGCTGCCGGCATGGGGCGCAAAAAAGGAAGCCAAAACAAGTTCACTAAGGATGTGAAAGAGATGATCCTGACGGCGCTTGGGAATGCTGGCGGAGCGGATTACTTGCTCGCTCAGGCGCATGACAACCCCACAGCCTTTATGACACTCGTTGGCAAGGTTTTACCGCTGACGGTGGCTGGTGACCCGAACGCGCCGCTGGCAATTCATGTGGTCGAGCGGCGCATCATCAAGCCGTGACAGCACTGCAGATTGACACCGCACAGGTGTTTGAGCCGCTGCTCGCGCCGTCTCGATACAAAGCGGCCTATGGCGGCCGAGGTTCAGGGAAGTCCCATTTCTTCGCAGGCAAACTGCTGGAAGACAGCATTGCTCACCCAGGTGAGTCGTCTGGCGAGGGGCTTCGATCCATTTGCATCCGTGAGGTGCAGAAGGACCTTGCGCAGTCATCGAAGGCGATCATCGAGGCAAAGCTGCGCGACTTTCGTCTAGGCGAGCCGCAAGGATTCAAGGTCTACCGCGATCTGATTGAGACCCCAGGCGATGGCCTGATCATATTCAAGGGCATGCGCGATTACACGGCCGAGTCAATCAAGTCATTGGAAGACTTCAAACGCGCATGGTGGGAGGAGGCGCACACAGCTACATCTCGCTCACTTAACCTGCTTCGGCCAACCATCCGTGCGTCGGGTTCAGAGCTGTGGTTTAGCTGGAATCCATCGCGCAAGATCGACCCGGTAGATGTGATGTTTCGCGGCGAGGAAAAGCCTACGGGCGCATCCATCGTTGTCGCTAGCTGGCGAGATAACCCATGGTTCACTGCTGAGCTTGAGCAGGAGCGGCAGGACTGCATCCGCATGCAGCCTGAGCAATACGACCATATCTGGGAGGGCGGATACGTCAGCGTTGCATCGGGCGCATATTTCGCCAAACAGCTTGCTGAGTGCCAAGCGCAGCGGCGCATCGGGAGGGTATCGCGCGATCCACTGATGACTCTGCGGGCATATTGGGACATCGGCGGGACTGGACTGAAGGCAGACGCCTGCGCCATCTGGATCGTACAGTTTATCGGCAAGGAAATACGCGTTTTGGACTACTACGAGCGTGTAGGTCAAGAGCTATCGGAGCATGTTCGGTGGCTTCGTTCGTCGGGGTATGAAAAGGCGCTGTTGAAGCTTCCGCACGACGGCGCAAACCACGACAAGGTATATCGCGTGAGCTACGAGAGCGAGCTTCGGCTTGCGAACTTTGACGTACAGGTATGCAAGAACCTCGGAGCCGGCGCTGCTAGTCAGCGCATCGAGCAGGTTCGCCGGGTGCTTCCGCAGTGCTGGTTTAACGAAGACACGACGGAAGCGGGAAGACAGGCGCTAGGCTGGTATCACGAAAAGAAAGACGAGGCGCGCGGCATAGGTCTTGGACCTGAGCATGACTGGTCAAGCCATGGTTCCGATGCGTTCGGGCAAATGGCTATGGACTACCAAGAGCAGCAAAACACTTCATGGGGCCCAGCCCCGCAACCAAAATTGGCGATCGTATGAGCATCCAGACCGAGCTAGACGTGCAGGCATTGCGCGAGCAACTGCAGCAGCTGGCCGAACGCGTGGCTGCGCTTGAGGCGGAGCGCAAGGCCGAGCCGAAACGCGAACCCTTGCACTTGGCGCGCAAAGCATGAGCAAGTCCGTGCGGATGACTGAGCGTGACCTGCTCAACCTCATCGACATGCATGAAAAGGCGGCAATGGGCGGCAGTACGCAGGCCGCTAACATCGCCACCAGCGGCACGACCACGCAATACGGTGCGCTCGACGTAGAACGCGCGCAGGCGATGGACTACTACCACGGCCGACCGCTGGGCAACGAGGTCGAAGGCCGCAGCCAGATCGTCAGCCCGGAAGTGCGCGACACGATTGAATGGATCAAGCCGCAGCTTCTGCGCATGTTCGTGGCGTCCGACGAGATGGTGCGCTTCGAGCCTGAGAATCCGCAGGACGAAGCCGAGTCCGATCAGGCGACCGACATCGTCAACTACCTGATGATGCGCGCCAATGACGGCGTGATCGTGCTGCACGACTTCTTCACCGACGCGCTGATGCTGAAAAACGGCTACGTGAAGTGCTGGTATGAGGAAGTCGAGCGCGACGTGTTCGAGAACTACACCGGCCTCGATCCTGAGTCGTTGACCTACATCGTGCAGCAGATCGAGGAAGCGGGCGACAAGGCCACCATCGTCGCCAAGGAAGTGAAGCAGGGCATGACGCAGATGCCTGACGGATCGCTGCAGCCGAACATCACGCTGGATATCCGCATCCGCCGCACCACCAAGCGTGGCGAGTACAAGATGGAGGCGATCGCGCCGGAAGACATGCGCGTGTCGCCGACCGTCTCCGATGACTTCCAGAACTCCCCGTTCGTGGCACATGTCGTGCGAAAGACGCGCGGCGAACTCAAGGAGATGGGATACAACGCCGACGACGAGCCGCGCTCCGACGAGACGCGCATCGGTATCCAGTCCATTGCGCGCTCCGACACTATCGACGAGCTGGGCTCCG